CCAATATTGAGCGCAAAGCCGGGATCAATGCCGGCAGGCACCTGGACCTTTTTATAGCCGTCACCGTCTTTGGTGATTTTCTCAACCCAGTTCATCGCCGGAGCCTGATCGCTCACTTTCATGTCAAATCGCTTCAACTGGCGATCATTGAGCGCCATCACCGAACAGCGGCAATTGAACCCATTGGGCGGGAAATGGGTTTTCCACCAGGGATGATCGACCGGCAGGATGGTATCATGCCAGGCAAGATGCTGCGGCCTCGTGCGATTGTCACCGATAGCAACATAACGCAGATATTGCGGTTTAAGGTTCTGGATTTCGCGCCACTTGCCCGCCGCCTGGGCCTGGGCAATCTGCGTTCTGAATATCAAGGAAGTGCGCCAGCCGTCCTGATTGTCACCCTGCCAGCCGTGCTTTATTGCCAGTGCGTCAAATTCGGCACGAAAATCTTCAAGCGTTGAACCCTCTTCAAGGGCCTTTATAATCGCCTTCAGAATACCTTCATGCATGGCTCGAGACATATCAAAGGCACGAGCTCGTGCTGCACGGTCAACTTCCTCAATCAGCTTCTGCCAGACCTCCTCGGGTAAAGCCAGCTGCTGGCGCAGAAACTCGATTGCATCTTTCAGTACAAAATCAGCCATTAGAGTTCTCTTTTTCTAATGCAATATGAAACCCATCATGTTGAAAAGCTATCAGCTCAAAGCGACCATCCATAAATTCGGATTGTGGACGCACCCATTCAACACCGCCTTCAATAGACTGATATCGAAAAGCAATTGTATTGGTGGCCTCGATATTGCATTGACCAAGCAATACATATTTACCACCTGATTTCCTGTGTAACCAGATTGACCCGTTTTTTATCATTAGCGCATCGCCGCCCGTCCGGTTAATTCCGCCAGTAACATGGCATCTTTCATCGCTATTTCCAAATCAGCCAGGCTGATCGCGCTGTCACCGGCAACAATGCGGCTTTCCATCATGGCGCGGACCTCATCCAGTGAACCGGCTGACTGCATCAGTTCGCGGATTTCAGATAAAATCCGATCAATGTCCGGTCTGGCCGCTTCCCCTGCAGCATCGCCAATTTGGCCTGTAATAGAATTGGCAACAGATCCCGGCGTGTTTTGTTGTTTATCCGGCTTAGCAGCCAATGCATCAACTTCATCATCGCGATCATCCGGCTCCGGTGGCAATTCGATAGCCTCCCGATCTTCAGGCAAATCATCTTCACTGTTTTCCGGGGCACCCAACAATTCATCATCATCGTTCGGCGCACCCAGGCCGACAATGTCGCGCATCTGGTTCTGCCCGACCTTCATGCCAAGCGGCACCAGCTCTTTCACCGCACCGACAATCATTTTCACATCCTTGACTTCGGCGCGACCGATCTTGACGTTTGGATTGTCCTGGTCCTGGTTGAACTGCAGTTTCATCCACGGCGCGATCAGATCACGGTTAATGATGCCGGACAATGCCTTGGCATCGGCGCGTTCAATATCCTCCTGGACCTGGCGGTGTTCCTGGCCGACCGCATGACCGCCGGCAATGGCATCGGTTGTCGCAGTCTGACCCAGCACAACTTTTGAATTCTGCTGATCAAACCAGTTGGCACGGGTCAGATACAGATCCAATGAAGTGGCACCGGTTTTATTCTCGACAAACTCCATTTCCATTGTATCTGGAATAATTGCGGCGCAATCACCGGCAATATTGGCAACGGCACGAAACAACGTGCGCCGGTCTTCAGCAGTTGCACCCTGACCATATTTGCCAATTCGCACCGGCTGGCCATAGTTCTGGGTAAAGATCGCCCAGTCTCGAAGCGTGAACATCTTGAACATCCACGACCAGCTGACAATACGCGCTATGCCCGAACGCACCGGCAGGCCGGATTTGGCCCGCATCACATTGAATATGTATTTGGCACCGGGCAGCGGCATTTCCTGACCGTGTTCATCGAGCTGCATCGGCGCCTGGCCATCAACACGGTCAAACCGGAACCAGCGCGGATCGCGATATTCGAGTTTGACTGGCGTCCATTGCTTTTCCGAATAGTCCCAGATGATTTCCGTAAACGAATAGCCCTTGCCGACCGCATCAAGAATATTGAACATTTCATCCTGCAGCTCGTCGCGTTTTAGAAACTGCGACACCAGGTCGGCCTGTTCAATGTGCAGGGGATCATCACTGGCCGGCTCCACACTGATTTCGAGCTGACAGACCGAACGTTTGCGGGTGCCCAATACACCGGCATAATGCGGATCTCGCTCTTCCAGGGTTTCGGCCAGTTCCAGAAAGCGCAACGGATTGGCATTGTCGGCCTCTTTCAATATCGTCGCCAGCCGTTCGGGATTAAGCCCGTCGGCAGGATAGCCAGTGAGCGGTGAACGAACACCGGTAATGGTTGCCGCGCTGATTTCTTCGGTCAACAATGCCTTTTCAATCTTGCGACCATGCTGATCGGTAATGCCCTGATAATATGCCATGGTTAAATTGAACCCCTGATGCTTGCACCCATTGGTGGCTTGTATGGATCGCGTGAAATGTCGTCTTCATTTTCCTCTTGTGAAACCATGAAACTGCTCTCGGTGATTTGCGGCGTCACCGAATGACGACTGTTGGGTACCGGCTGATAGTCATATTCAACCCAGCGCATGCGGCTGGCATAATAAGCCAGTGCCAGGGCAACGGTAAAATCACCGTGGCGGCGCAGGCCTTTGGTGCCGGTTCTGACATCGGGCACTCTGGGAATACCGCGTATGACTTTGACGATGCGCAGGTCTGACACATGCGGATCGCTTTTAATCAGGTTCAATACATCATCTTCAAATGCGGTTTTGAGCGGCGGCATATGAATGCGGTACCAGTCCTGGGAAAACTTCACCGCGATGACAATGCCCGAACTCTCTTCCGTTTCGCGCAGGCCGAATTTGCGGCCCATGTCCTCGGCCACCGTCCAGCCCATGCCGGTGGCATCAAAGGCCGCACCCACCAGCCGGTGACGCACATGACCTAGTATCAGCGCCACAATCATTTTCTGCTCATCACCGGGCACACCACGCAATTCAAATGTCAGTGCTTCAGACCGGTTAAGGTTTTTTTCAATGGCCAGCAAGGTACCAACCGACAGATCGGCAACACGGGCAAAGTCAAAACCAAAGGCATATTGCAATTCAAGGTCCAGTGCATCGAGCTGACCTTCAAGCTGCTCCATGAAGGGTGCCATCAGACTGGCGCGTTCAACCGGGCCCCGCTGCAAATAGTCAACCGGGAGGGCCAGTTCCAGTACAGGGCCGTCCAGGTTCATGCGGCTTTCAATCAGGGGTGCCGTCAGCCATGATCCCGAACCGCGGGAGGGAATGCAGAACAATTCTTCATCCGCACCATCACCGTAAAAATCAATGATCTCCTGACGCCATTCGGCTTCTTTCTCCGGCGTCCATTCCTGACCGCTGACCAGGCAAATACGTTGATACAGCCCTTCTTCCAATGCCTGGTCAAAATCAATGCTCATATGTTGGAATTTTGAGCGCCCGCCCAATATCTCCTGGATCTGCACATTGAATTCGTTTTCAGTGCCATCATGGGTAGAACAGACAACAACCTGCCCACCCCACATCAGGAATGCCAGGGCAGCTTTCAGCAGTTCTTTCAAATGATCAACAAAGGCCGCTTCATCAATGATCACCAGGCCCTGTTTGCCGCGCAGGGTTCTGGGTGCCGATGACAGGGCAACAATTTCAAATCCACTGGCAAAACGAATACGAAAGGCCTGGATCGATTTATCACCATCCTCGTCCTTGTCGGGAAACAGGAACTCGTCGATCTCACTGGCCGCGTGAGAATAGGCTTTGGCCCACATGGCACAGGCATCAATAAATTCTCGCGTCATTTCCTGGCTATAGGAAATATACATCGCATCCATGCCACCGGCATTCTTTGCCCTTGCCGCCCGCAACACTGCATAGGAAGCCAGTCCCCAGGTCAGGCCGATACGGCGGGATTTTTCGATGAACAATACCGGACAAACGCTTTCCAGCAGTGCAACCGTTTTCGACTGATAGGGCAGCAGGATTTTCGGCAGACTAATATCCTTGATCAGATCAGGGATGGCCTGCTGACTTTCCTCGCGCAGCTTTTGCCAAACCTCTTTTGATAGAGGTGCATTCATCAGGCTGATACTCCCAGAATTTTCGCCTTGATCTCTTCAGCCGCTTCAGCAGACAGGCCATTGGCTTTTGCCACCTGTTCAACCGCATTATCTACCTGACTGGAAAACTCTTTCTCAACCTTCACCCGCCTGGTTGTGGAAATACCCTGGGCTTGTGTGGCCGCCCGCAGCGCCGCTGCCAGTTGCATTGCCCCTTTGGGATCAATGCCCATTTCACCGGCACCGGTTAACACCTCGAATACAAGCGTCTTGATTGCTTCAGCAGCAATCAATGTCAGATCATCACTGGCCTCCGCATCAAAGCGTTTCGATATCGACGCTGCAATTTCGCGGGTCTGCTCCAGGCGGCGGGTCAATGTAGCCTGTTTGATCGAATAGCGGTTGAAGGCGGAAAATGACGGGATGATAAATTCAATCTCGCCGCGATGTTCTTTCATCAGGGCTTCAAGCTGCTCATGAAACTCCTGATAGATCTCCGTTTGGGAACGTTCACGCTGGCTTAATTCATTAGCTGCCCAGGCAATGATTTCATCACACTGGTGTGGCAGGCGTTCAATCGCTGATAATCTGCCGCGACCCTTTCTATGGGCTTTTTTGGGCTTTTTTGATGATTTGGCCACAACGATCATTCCTCCGGTGAAGGAGATTTGATACCGGCTATGAATGAGCGGCGCTCAACATGATCCTGTCCGGCCCGCGTCAGTGATGCAATACTGATACTTCCTGCATCAGTCAGTGTGACAGCACCCAGTTCCGCCAGCTTGTTCAGTTGCGTTCTGGTCCATTCACGCGACCGGCGATGGCCGAAGCTGTCCAGGGCAGCAACAATGATTGTTTCATTCAATCTGCCGTCCGTCTGTTCGGCCAGTGCGCGAAGGATGACTAATCTGGCATCTTCGGTGACCGTTTCCTCATAGGTTTTCATTCGGGCCTCTTCATCATGTAGCTGTCAATTCGGGTGACCACTCTGGAAATGCCTTTGGTCGCTTCATCCAGCCGCCCGACCGTGCCGGTCAGCCGGGTGATTTCCAGCTTTAGATCAGTGACATCATCCTTGTCCGGCAGGTGCTTCAGTTCGTTTTCAATCGCCGCAACCCGCGTTTCATGATCAGCAAGGGTGGTTGTGTTTCTTTTGGAAGCCGAAGTAAAAAAAACATAGATCACCGCGGCAACAGAAAGCACGGTCGATATCAGGGCTGCCAGATTTTTGAGCGTTTCGATTTCCAGCATCAGATGCCCTCTTCTTTTTCAGGCGCATCCAGATAGCGCGTTCGCCAGGCATCAAGGCAGCCACGCAAACCAGGCCTCAAACGCAGTTCAAACACATAGGGTGCGCCCTCGCGCGAATAGGTAACGATGCGAAATTGACCGGTCCTTGAACTCACCCGGCGCTTAACCAGGCCATGGGTGCCAATTTTGCGCAAGGTGGTTGTGACCACCGGCAGCGCGAACAATTCTGAAAAGCAACGCTTTCCTTCAACCTTGTGCCATTCGTGATTGCGATATTCACCGGCTTTCGCTTCGCCCGCAATTTGCGACATTATCAGCAATATAATCAGTGCGACCAGACCGCCAATCACCGCAATGCGCCAGATCGGCTTTCCCGGTTCTGCCGGAAATATCTCATCGTCATCCTCGTAAAACCCGTTCATTTCATCTGCCTCCTGAATGTGATTGCTTGACCCGGTCAAACCAGTCACTGCATCGTTTAACCCGTTCATTGGCCTGGCCCAATGCCCGGTCATATTTGATGATCGCCGTATCCACCTTGTCCTTGCCCTCAACACCAGCCAACTGGCGCTTGCGACAATCTCCGGGCTGATCAGGCAAAGGCTGTTGACGGGCGGCTTCTTTTGCCACGCGATCAATTGCGTCACGTTCAACCCTGGCCTGTTCAGATTTGGCGATGCGTCCCCTATCGGTTTCGCAGGCGCTCAATAATGCCAAGCTGATCAACATCAGGAACATCGCCTTTGCGGCCCTTTGCCAGTGTTTCAAGTTCATCTTTCAAACCCTGATTGTTAAATGTGGCGCTGTTTAATTCCTGCAGATATTCACGGTTGGCACTGGCATAGCCGGAAGCCTGTTGCTGCAGTCGCTGGATCGTCGCCTGTGAAACCTGCTGTTCTCGCCTGGCAATGTCGCGCTCGGCCTTCATGCGCTCGTATTCGGCTATGGCAACATATTGGGCCTGGGCCGCTTTGGTGACCCTCGGATTGTCGATTAACTG